CCTTCTTCGCTTCTTCTTCGACCTTGACCTTGTCTGCGATGCTGCGCGCAATCTTGATCGTCGCGTCGCACCACTCGCCCACACCCGCGCGCAGGCTCGCGAGCTCGGGTGCGCACGCGCGCAGGTGATCCCCGAACTCGTCTTCGGCCCATGCTGCAGGCAGGCCGTGCGCAAGCAACACGAGCGCCGACCCGAAGCGGTGCCACCACGACGAACCCTCGCGCGGCTTCGTCGCCCAATCGTTCGCGGCCTTCAGGTTGCACGCTGCGATGTTCTGCGCGACCCCGAGGTACATGGCGCTGTAGCGCTTCTCTATCCGCACGTCTTCGACCACATTGAAGAGAAGCTTGATGCGCTTGTCTTTCTCGGCCGCCATGATCTCAAGAGGCGACTGACGCACGGCCCTCTTGTGGCGCCGTTCTTCAGCCACGTGACACACCTCGTGATCGAGCATCCCGTGCAGCACCTGTCGCATCTCGCGAGGCAGGTAGTCGGCCGTGAACGGGATCCGAATCATTTCGCCGTTCGTGTCGCAGCTCGCGCCCGATGGCACGATGCGCACATTCCACTCGCTCGACATCGCACGCGCGATGCGTGTGAAAGGGCCAGCCAGGCCCGCGAGCTCAGGGCAAACTTTGCTCACATCACGCCCCCGCCGAAGTGGCGTTGCACAATGCCGTGCACGAATGTCGCTTCTTCGGCCGACAGGCGATTCGTCACCGTGTACCTGCTCGCGCGCAGCGGGTCGCCCATGCGCACTGACTTACGTGCCCACATGAGAAGCCGGCGAGGGCTGAAGCTCGACGCCATGGCCTCCCGGGCCTGCGCCTCGCGAATCGTGCCAGCTGCCGCGACCATCTTCTCGGCAATCGGCACCGACACACCGGTCACTTGCACGAGCCGGCGCACCTCGGTTGCTTGATCGGGGTAGCCAATCTTGATCACCGTGTGGAAGCGGTCGAGCAGCGCCTCGTTCATGGGCGTCGTGCCCGCGAACATGCCCGACTCGTCGCCCCATCCGAGCGTGTTGGCTGTGGCGATAAAGCGGAAGCGCGGATCGAAAGTCACTTCGCGACCGGTCAGCCACAGCGAGCGCCGTGCTTCGAGCACCGGAAAGAGCGTGAACATCACCTCGGGCGGGCCCGCGTCGACCTCGTCGGCAAGCATCCAATAGCCGCGCCCCGCTGCGTTGGGCAGCGGCCCGGTTTCGTACGTCGTCACCGACTGCCCCGTGCCCGCGTCGACCGAAAGCGACTTCGCCCCGACGAGGTCGGCGACACGCATGTCGCCCCGGAACGCGAGCCGGCACAGCGGCGTGTTCGTGATGGCCCCGAGCTCGCGCACGAGCGTCGACTTGCCGACCCCGGGTGGTCCCACGATCAGGACATTCTCATCGTCTTCGATGGCCAGCGCGAGCGCGTCCAGCGCCTCGCGTTCGACGTCCCCGAGCGTCCAGTCTTCGTCATGCACCGGCACGAGCTGCGCGTCGTCAGCGTCGTCGTCGCGTTGCCCGAGACGTGCGACGCCAAACTTGAACGAGCGATCATCCGGACTACCGGATACCTTACGCCGTGCGCTTTCGCTCAGCAGTGGCGCGCTTGGGTGACGCGACTGATACGCGTCGACCCCGTCGTGACGGGATGACACGTGATAATCGAGCCGATGAAACCACAAGCTGCAGTCGCGACACTGCACCTTTTCGCGCCCACGATCGTCGTGTCGCTGTTTTGCGCTGCCCATGTGTGGCCGATCTCCAAGGTGGGGCGCACGTGATAACGCAAGCGTGCGCGAGAGATCAAGCGCGCTTCTTCGTTCCTCGCCATATCGGCGAATACCCCGTCGCTTCAACACGCACGAAAATCACATAGGCGCACATACTCACTTCGCGCGTGTGTTGAATCACTGACACACGTCTGCCTACCCTATGGGTACTTGCCGATACGCTTCAACTTACCATCTTTTTTGCCAGGCTTTTCGGGCTTGTTCGATGACTGCAGCGACCCGCGGCGCACGTGACGACCGCCACTGCTCGGCCAAGTCGACCGCCCTGTGCGCCTGTGCGCGCGTCGATTCCCCCGGGTCGAGCTTCTTGCCGTCACGCGTCCTGCGCGGAAGCTTGGCGATGTAAATATTCTCGAAATGCAGCGACAAACGTTCAGCTAACTTGTAGGGCGCGACGAGCTCTTCGGGGTCGAGCATGATCGTCACAGCGGCCTTCGGGGGTAGCGCGCGCAGCATGGACAGCTGTTCGTCATGTAGCTCTTTACCGCCAAGCGCCAGCGCCGACAGGTCATGCTGGTACAGACGCACCGCGTCGAGCGGCCCCTCGCAAAGCACGATGTCGCCTGTCACGCGCGACACGTGCCAGCCGATCAGTAAGCGCCTGTGGTCCGCCCCGGGCGGGTTCAGGTACTTCGGGCCCCATACGTCGTCACTCATGGCCCGCGCTGTCCAGGAAACGCCTGCAGGGCAGTCGATCGGGATGATCAGCCGGTCGCCGTGCGTGCCCTTGCGGCAGTACCCTAGGCCCCAATCCTTCGCGGCGCGCGATGTGATGCCGCGCTCTTTCAGGTAGCGCGGAAGCTGCCACTTCGGATCGCGGTCAGGGTCGAAGATCTGCACGTAGTAGTCGGGCAGCGCGACGTCGACCTGTGGCTCGTCTTCGTCTTCGACAATCGCGTGCGGACGCAGCGCGCGCACGCGGTCGGCCAGCGAAAACACGTCTTGCTTGCGACGCAGCTTGACCGAGCGCGTGAAGATGAACCCGCGCGCCTCGGACCACGAAATATCCTCGACCTTCGCGACGAGCCCGACGACCGTGTGTGCGCGAAAGTCGCACTTCCAACATACATAGGCGCCTGTCTCGGTGTTGATGTAGAAACCGCCGTATCGATCACAGGCCGGGCACGCCGCAGTCATTTCGTTACCGTTGCCGGCCTGCACCGTCTTCGCGTTCGTCAGGTTGGCGCTGACGTAGTCTTCGATGTCGAAGCGCACGTCAGCGTTGCCCCTTGCGGGCAGCTCGCGCCCGTTTGGCGGCCTTGCGCGCCTTGCCCTGTCGGTTGCGCCTTGCGACGTCGTCGAGCAGCACGTGCTCGCGCTTGCGCCGTTCTCGGGGCAGCTTCTCGGGTAGCTTGTCCGAGCTCATGACGCGACCTCGCGCAGGCGCGCCCGCGAGATTCTGACCGCCTTGCCTTGCACGTCGAAGCCAAGAAACTCGCGGCCCGAGAAGAGTGCCGCGACGCCCGTGGCGCCTCGCCCACAAAACGGATCGAAGACGAGGTCGCCCGGGTTCGAGCTGTTTTCGATCAGCGTCTGCACGAGGCTCACCGGCTTCTCAGTTGGCCCGGGCACGCGCCCACCGAGCGACCCCTTCGACACGCGTTTGCAGGGCAACACCGAGCTGTGCGACTTGCTGTTCAGGTTGCGCTTGCCCTTTTCGAGGAACACCACGAACTCGTGTGCGTTGCGATAGTGATACCCCTGACCGCCGTGTCCCTTGTCCCACACGATGCGCTTCCACCATGTGAACGCGTTTTTCTCGCCGCGCTCTGCGACCATGGCCACGACCGCGGCCTTGATCACGTCGCTCGTCTCGTCGTCGCAGAAGATGTACAGGTGCGAGTCGTCGGCCATGACGCGATACAGCTCGGCCAATAGCTCGGGGAAGCGCTCGTTTGGCATGACGGGGAACCATTCGCGCAGCCGGGGAATGCGCGTGCCCTTGAGCTTGCCGCGGCGCTTGTCACGCTCGTATTTTTTGATCCGCGCTGCCGAGTCGCGGTGCTTTTCGAGCGACTGATAGGGCGGATCGGTCACGACCAGATCGACCGAGCCGTCAGGGATCAGCTGCAGCGCCTCGAACGCGTCGCACTTGAACACGAGCGACTTGGCATTGCACGCCCCAAGCCAATCAGACGCACGCGCCCATCGCCATTGCGTCAGCTCGCTAGCTGTCGAGCTCGTCTTCGTCGTCGCTGTCGTCGCTGTCGCTTCCATGGTCGCCCTCCTTCATCTCTTGCATGGTCATGCACGCGAAGTCGCACTCGACGTTGACCGTAAAGCGTGAGTCGCCGTCGCGGTACTTGCCTAGATACAGCTCCATGAGCTTCGCGCCGTCTTTCGGCTTCGGTTCGTCGAGCTCGCCGCCGTCGTCATCGTCGTCGAAGTCGTCGTCGTCGGCCAACACGGTCTTACGGCCCTTGCGCTTCATCTCGTTCGGATCGTTCAGCGACAGCACCATGTCAGCGATCCTGCTCTTGTCGTAGCTCTCGCTTGAAGCTTCGGCCGTCGCCACCTTCGTCGCCCATTCGCGGCCCGCGTGCGTCGAGCTCAGCACGAAATAGCCGTCTTCTTCGGCGAGCTCTTTCGACGCCCAATACACTTCCGCTTGCTGTAGCCGGAAGTTGCCGCCGTAAGTGTCCATCGACTTCAGGTGATCGGCGCTGTCCAGAAGGATCATGTCGGCCTCGAAGCCGTGCTCTTCGCGCAGATCCTCGATCGCGTTGCGCACGTCGAGCATGTTCGCGCTGCGCACGGGCATCGACACGATGTGCAAGCGGTTCTTGAATTGCTTGCGCGCCTTCTTGAGCCGGGCGCGGATCTGGCGCAGCTCGCTCGGCTTGAAATCGTAGCCCTTGAATTTGTTGTACTGCAGGCCCGACCAACGCGCGTCTTGACGCGCTGCGACTTGCCGGGCAGGCATCTCGAATGCGAAGTAAATCGCCTTGTAGCCGCGCGACACCGCTGCCTGTGCGGCGTTCGTGAGAAAGATGCTTTTGCCCCGGCCCGTCGTGCCCATGATGAGTGCGAGCTCGCCCTTGCGCCCGCCGCCCTTCAGCGTCTTGTCGATGCGAGGAAAGCCGAGCGGGATCGTCGTGAACTCGTCGGGGTGATCGCGTTCGTACTTGCGCTGCGTCTGTCGTTCCTTGAAGCCCTCGATCCAAGGGATGTGCGTGTATGCCCGCTGGCGCACGCCCGTGCGCGAAGCCTTCGCGATGGCCTGCTCTGCGTCTTCGATCTTGCCCTTTTCGAGCAGCGTCGCCGACTCTTCGATCGCAAGCTGCACGTTCACGTGCCGCACGAAGCGTTCGAGCTCTTCGAGCACCGCGCGCGGATCCTTGGCTCGCGTTCGAAACACCTTGCGTGCGAGCAACAGATAGGGCTTGCGCTTGTCGGCCTTGTCGAAGTCCCGACGAGCACGCGTCGCGACGATCTTGCCCGATGTGCGTTCGTGATACTTCGTCCAGTTGTCGTGAATGACGCCCCACAGCCAGGCCCGCTCTTTCGTGGCGAAATGATGTTGCTGGCACACGCGCGCAGCGCGCTTCAGAAAGGCTTCGTCGCGCAGTGACTCACCGAGCACGCAATCTTCGAAGAGGGCATCAAACGTCACCTTTTACCCTTGCCCCCGAAGCGCATGGCCCGCTTCATCTGCACTTTGTGCTCGCGCCTACAGTCGCCCGGTTCGAGTGACACCACTTGGTAGCGCCCGTCGATCATGCTCTCGACCGTGGCGCCGTACATCTTGCAGAGGTCGTCGTGCGCGATGTTCGAGCCAAGGATCACAGGCTCGCCGTCGTCGTAGCGCCGCTTGAGCAGCGCCTCGAACTGCGACATGGTGAAACTGTCCCGTTTGTAAGTCTCTTTACCGACCTCGTCGATCGCGACGAAGTCGCTTTCGAGTAAGGCTTGCAGCCGCTGATCGGCTTCGCGGTCCCGAAAGCCGCGCTTGATGTCCGCGTCGAGCTGCGTAAGCGTGGTGTAGTACGCCGTGAATCCGCGCTTGACTGCCTGCGTGAGCAGGTACGACGAGAACATCGTCTTGCCGACACCGTTGTCGCCGACGAACAGAAGCGAATAGCCGCGTCGCAGGGCGCGACGAAGTCGCTTGCGGTAGCGCACCACGACAGCACTGAACACCGCGGTGTTGTACGTGACGTCATCGCCGCGCACGTTCCAAAACGTGCGAGGGATGCACGCCTCGAAGCAAGCCACGCGATAGCCAACGCGGGGATCGTCTTCGCCAAGCTGGTCGATCGTCGCCAGTTCAAACGCCGCACACTCTGCCTCACTTCGCATACAGGTTGCTCGCTGCCCACCGTGACATATCTCGCAAGGCGCCCTTGCCGATGAAAATATCTCGACCCGCTGCCAATCCAAGCGCGTTCTTCTGCACGGTCAGCAGATACCGATCGTCGAGCTGACGCGTGGAAAAACCCGCGCCGTCGAGCCCGGGGCGCAGTCGCGGATCAAGCCGGCCCGTGTCACTGAAGCTGTTGCCGGCGCTCGGTCGCGGGCTATTCGCCTCTGCGTCCGACGTGCCGATGCGCATGCCACCGGGCGCAGTCTCATCGAGCACGAGCCCGCACGCGACAGTGTCGATGTTCGCGATGCCCGACAGGAACGCAAGCGATGGAACCTGCATGCCAGCGGCCCGGCGAAAATGTTTGATGTTGGCGTGCCAAAACTGCATGAGCTGCCGCGGCGTGACACCGCGCTGCACGCACTGGATCGCAGCTGCCGCGGCATATTTTCGTTCCGGGGTGCTCACGTCATACGTGACCGTTGCTCGCCCGTTCGCTCGCTCTGCCGCGCGACGGTAGCGCGAGTAAAGCCGGCACATCTCGGTTTCGAGTCGCTTCACGAGCGCGCCCCGTTCCGGGTCTTTGGACTTGCGCCCGAGCACTTTGCGCATGAGCCGGTGCTTGTCGCTGCGAGGGTCGAACGTCACGAGGTCGAGATCATTCCAATCGAGCACGTCGATGCCCCGGGCGCGGTTGCGTGCGTTCCGAACATCGCGACGCTGGCGCGTACTACTGCGTAGTACTGATCTTCTCTTCTTCTCTTCTAATTTAATTGATCCAATTAGATCCCTGTAAGCAGCCGTTTTGTCGAAATACGCGTCTTCGGATATGAACTTATGGCGAATAACACGCGACGTTGAAGCGCCCATTTTCCCCGGCTTCCTGTTGTTAGAAAACGCGCC